ATGGGACTAGTTCCCAGCATGTTTACCGCAGACCCCAAGGGTGAATATAGACTAAATACTAATAGCATTTCAATTTATGCAGTTACAGACGCAAGCGTTAAGAACAAGTATGTTGAAGCAACAACAGGTATTAAGTTACCTGAAAAGAAATTAGTACTAGGATAAAATGGCACAACTAAGTAGAAAAGGTGATCAAAATCAGGTAGGAGGTAAGATCGTTCGCGGAGCCGGAACTGTATTTGCCAATGGCATTGCAGTTGGGTTACACGTTAGCGATATTACTTCACACCCCGGTAAAGGTAAGCACGGCGCGGCAAAAACTACAGAAGGTAGTCCAACTGTGTTTGCTGAAGGTTCACCTGTTCTAAGAACTGGCTCAGGCAATGATTGCGGTCACTCAATCATACAAGGCAGTCCAGACGTAAACGTGCCATAATGAGATAATTATGGCAGATACAGGAAAACAAAGTCCCTTAGGCGTAAACGTATTAGGATCGATATTAAACAATACCGGTCTTAATATTAACCCTGTGGCTGCTAGTTACATGGGTGCTAGCAAAACGAATGCTAGTTATTCATTCGGTAGTCTAGTACAAAGTACTGTATTACGTTTACTAACTTGGGCAATTAATGATGGTTATGTCCGCGGGGTAGCAGTATCCGGGACACTATCAGATAGTACATATAATACTCTTATAAGTATTGGTGCAGGCAGTATTCCGGCATTAGGAAATTCAAAACCTCCTACTTATGTTGCAGAAGATCCGGCAGGCGTTTGGACAACGACTGCATTAGCCGCATCAGGTGTAACTGCTCCTGCTAGTTCAGGCTGGCCTTTTAGCGGTAGTAGTATCGGACAAGTGCAAGGCGCTAGTTGGATTCCGTATACTACAGCAAACGCTAATAAGTCAGTTACACAATGGGGTTGGATTCGTTGTCATGCATTACAGGCATGGAATGAATTTAATTGGAACGGTTCAAGTGTGACATTAAGTAATCCTGAATATAAAGAATTCTGCTCATCATTCTTAACAGCAAGTGCATGGATTAATTATTCTAACCAAGCAATTATGGCTATCAAAGATAGCGAAACATTCTTGCAGGGTGTATATAGTAATATGAGTGACTTGATCACTGCGGATATTGCAGGTGTATCACAGTCTACTAGATTGTTTGGTGAAGATTTAATTAACTTAGGTAAAGCAATTAATCTAAGCAACATTGCAACATTTGGATTGCCTAGTAATCTATTAAAAACATTAGGGCTTAACAATGCTATTACATCTGATTTAAGTCTTGCACTTATTGCTGCCGGTTTAAGTAATTCTGATATCAGCAACATTACAACTGGAACTAACGTAAGTATAACCAAAGAACAAGAACAACAAATCTATGGAGCATTCTTGCTAATTAGAGGAGTTAACTTAGTAAACGTTCTAGCGCCTTTGAAATGTAATACGCAAGGTTTTCAAACTTTAGCAGACTTACTCAATGTTAGTAAGTTATTCCCTAACAGTTATTCAACATTAACTGTGCCAGTTTATAATGAAACATTAGGCTTACCAACTAATAGCAAAACATACTATCTCATTTATCAAAACGGTGGATTAAATCAGTCATTAGATTCTCCTGCAGTACGTAGTTATATAGGAATTCAAATTCCTGCAGGAACACCCCCAATCTTTGATAACACTGTAAATCCAAACAATTATAATGATTTGCCTACAGGCTTCGGCGCGTATCTAAGAAATATTTTACCATTAGATCAAGCAGTAGCAGCCGGAGCATTTCAATATTCAATGCGACAAATTAGAAACATTGAGTATTGTGACTTTGAACGATTTGCTCAAGTTGTTAAAGGTATGGAAATTACAACTGATCTACCTTTAACAGCAGGCACTAATAAACCAACTAATCAAGTATCAACTACTTTTAGTAAAACAGTGTGTGCATTGGGTAGCGGTCCGTTCGGATCATATACACTAAGTGATATGTTTGGTTGCATGAGTGGTCTACCTTATCCTTGGCAAGTATTACAAGGACAAATTGGTCAGTTAGCAACACAAAAACTGTTTAATATCTATAAAGAATTATTCCTAGCAGTAACATGGGAACAAGCAACGTCATCATTGACATTAGAATATGATTATGAAACAGTAACGGTAGGGTATTTTACACCTGTTACCGACCCGTTAGACCCTCAATATCCTGGATATTGGACCCCTTCAACATATCAAAGAAAATACAGAATCAGTACAATAACATTGATTGATCCAGGTGGAGGATACGGTAGAAGTTCTGCGGTAGCGCCTGCAGTATCATTTACATATGGATCGTTCTCATCTGATGGTGCAACAGCAACTACCACAATAGGAACAAATGACGCTGATGCGGCTTCAAATAGTGGCGGAACATATGGTAGAGTTAAAACTCTTACATTGTCACAGGGTTCATTTACTAATTATGGAAGTATCGTTCCTGCCGCAGACGGTCAATTAGGGCCACCTACTATGCCTGGTGCAGGAGCCCCTGTTGCAAATGTAGATATCAACATTGCAATTCAAGCACCACCTACTGCGTATGTGTCTTATCCATATACAGGCGGTGTAAACACTGCATACGGCACAACTGGCTGGCAGTCACCAATGAATAGCACGGTATCTAGTATCATTGCTGATGCAAATACTGAAATTTCAACTATTCAAAGCAATAATGTTTCAACGGCAACCCAATGTAATCTTGTTTGGAATTTAATAGGTAGTAATTTAAAGCGTGAACAAAGAACAAGATATACAGCACTTGTTCCAGTGCCCGTACCTAAAGACTATTTCTTAAACACATATCCAATGTCATTGTATACATTTGTTGATAGTGTTCCTCAATTAGCACAAGATACGAAACCTCACATGTCTGCGCAAACATTAGAGGCAATCAGTAATACAAGTAACGTAGGTGGACAAAGTACTATCGGTATGATGCGCCAAGAGCGTAATCAAACAAGATTGCAGACAGTAGGTATTCAGTTAGACAATAATATGCCTAGTGAATTAACTCCTGCTGAATTGAAAACTTTAACTACTAACGGAACGCTGCCTGGCGCAGTTGAGGGTATACCTAGTACTAATGGTAACGATTATACACCTCCTGCATGGCCTGGCAATCCTAATCCAACACGCCCGGGCGAAGTTGTTTTCCCCAACCCCGGCGGCATTTATGTTCCTCCACCAGGAGGAATCGGAGGATATCCTCCACCAAGTTTAGGTGGTACATTGCCTGGTACAGAGTTACCATTACCTGTGCCACCGACACCCGATAATGTTTCTCCTGAGACACCGGGTGTATATCCCCCTGGAATTATTCCAGAGGGATCTAATACAGGGTATTTGTCAGGTGACGGTACTAAGCCCGGCGACTTCACACCCTTTACTAATGGAGACCCCAATCCAGTTGTGGGACCAACAGTACCAGTTGGTCCATTCACTTCAACCGCAACCCGAGGAATAATTACACCAGTGGGCGCCCCTGTTTCTGATCCTAATGAAGTAGACGGCGACACCGGTATAATTATAATCGGTACCCCCGACGATCTAAATCCAAACAATTTACCGCCAAATTTAGATCCAAACTATACCAGCAGTACACTATTGCCATCTTCGCCTAACGTGCAAGATGCAATCGACTCAGTAATTGAATGCAATTGTGATTGTTGGATAGACTAAATTATCCAAAACAACTTGCATAGTTTTTATAACTATGATAGGATACATTCTCACCTATAGTCGAAACATCGGCGGAAAGGAGATTTATTATGGAGAAATCATTACAAAGTTTGGGATATCTAGTAGGCTTAGTTCTTGTAACATTTTTTGTTGCAATGATTGCTGAAAGAAAAATCTCATCATACAACCATGAATTATCATTGTTCAAAACCTACCCATCTAGTAAAGTAGTAGAAAAGGAACTTGAATGCATGGCTCTCAATATTTACAGAGAAGCAGGCAATGAACCTTTTGAAGGGAAAGTAGCAGTAGCACAAGTAACACTTAATCGTGTTGACAGTGGGTTATTCCCTGATAGTGTTTGTGAAGTTGTATATCAAAAAACTAAGTTTACTGAAAAAGTAGTATGTCAGTTTAGTTGGTATTGTGATAGTGTTCATAGAACACGCCCCATCAACAATGCGTCATATCAAGAAAGTTATAATGTCGCAAAAAAAGTTTTACTTGAAGGTTTTAGACTAGATAGTATAAAGGATGCTTTATATTACCATGCTGATTACGTTAATCCAAATTGGCGATATAAAAAAGTAGCAAAAATCGGAACTCATATATTTTACAAGGATCCACGACATGAACTTTGAATCAATTTCTAATAAAGTTATGAGTTACATTAAAGGAGCACAAGTGGATTTTAAAGGACTAATTACTAAGTTATCAACCGAAACAATCGGTTGGATCGGCATCTTATTATGTCATGCCGCAACTATTCCGACATTACTTGGGTTGATGTTCGGTCTTACAGACAATCCTCCGCCGATTGATATGGTATTGATCGTGTGGGGAGCGTTAGGCATGTTCTTCATGAAGGCAATTATTCAGCGTGATATTTTAAATCTTATTACGATTGGATTAGGGTTTATCATGCAAGCAACATTAATGGCCCTAATCTTTTTCAAATAAGGAACAAATAATTGTCATATCTATTTACAAGTGAGAGTGTTAGCGAAGGTCACCCAGATAAGGTGGCTGACGCAATTAGTGATGGTATCTTAGACATGTTCATGGCACAGCGTGACCCCACGTTACGTTGTGCATGTGAAACATTAGTCACCACAAATCAAGTTATCATCGCAGGAGAATATAAAGGTCAGTTAGATACTCTGGACGTAGAGTACATGGTACGAAAGATTGTTAAGAATATCGGCTATGAACAAGAAGGCTTTAACTGGCGAACATTAAATGTAACTAATCTAATGCATGGACAAAGTCCTGATATTGCATTGGGTACCGATACATTTGGTGCAGGTGATCAGGGTCTAATGTTTGGCTATGCATGCAAAGAAACAAGTGACTATATGCCAAGCGCAATTTATTGGTCACATCGCATTGTAGAAACATTATCGCAAGTCAGACGCAATGGTAATGATTGGTTGGGCCCTGATGCTAAGAGTCAGGTTACTATGGAATACAATGCTGAC